TATCTCACCGCTGAAAAACGCTTCGGCTATGGCTCTCGCAAAGCACAGATGTACAGTGGTTACATACCCTTTAAAAATGCCATCTGTGCAGGCGACTGTTGGGAGATAGATGCCAGCCGTGTGAACCTCATAGCTCACCAAACTACTGACGAAAAAGGCAATAAAGCCGAGCGCTTCCTCTTTGCAATAGTTGTACGTGATGTACATAGCGGGGATATCTTAGGCTACGATATTGCGTATTCGGAAAATAAACAAGCCTATATGCGTGCCTTACGTATGGCTGTAGAGTATGCAGGATACCTGCCCTATAGCCTTACCGCTGACCGCTTCCCAGGCCACAATACGGATGAGATTAAAGAGCTCTTCGCCCGCCTCGAAGCATTAGGCGTACAGCTGAACATCACTCACGATCCTAATGGCAAGGCAAAAGTAGAGCGCTGGTTCGGGACTTTCCAAAGTGTAACCCTTATGGGAAACAAGTATTACTATGGAGAAGGCGTTCAATCTCGCAGACTTTCAGCTCACCGAAGCGCGGAATTCCTAGCTGAAATGAAAAAAGAGGCCAAGGCAGAAGGTTTCGACTACCTAAAAGCCTATAATGAAATCGAAAATCTTATAGAGAATTGGCGCAATACTCCTTATTGCACCTACTCACGTAAGTATGCTAATATCACCGAAACGCCTAAGGAATTACACGAGAAAGCAATGAAAAATAACGTGATAGATGTAAATCCTGCACGTATCTCAATGCTTTTCCATCGAAAAAAGGAAATTACTCTAAAAAATAACGGGCTTATCCGTACAGAAATAGACAAAGTAGAATTCTACTACCAGCTATCTGTTGATAATTTTGATATCATAGCTAATTATACAGGCAAAAAAGTGATAATGACGTATGATATATTTAGTTCAGAGACTATCTATCTATGGGAGTCACACGGTATTCTATTGGTACCCCTTTGTGAGGCACATCTCTTTGAGCAAATACAACGTCACGGTCCTACTGCTGAGCTTGGCAGGCTATCCGAAGCACGTGCCCGAGAAAGAGAAATTGAGCGACTCAAAGAAGCCGAACTACAACGCCTCACTGCTCTTGCTGATGAAAACCTACTAATGGGCGCGTATGGCGAAAAGCAAGCCTACAACGCTACAGAAGAGGCCTTTTTAAAAGTTGAAGAAAGCAAGCAAGTACCTCTTAAAAAGGTTGTAAGGGGAGACTATTTTATGGAGGAACTAGACCCGACCAAGCTCACAAGAGGACAATTATAAAAGAACTTAAAAATAATTACAATATGACCGATTTACAAAAAGAACAAATCGTACAGGCTATTAAAGACGAAGTCAGTCGCCTGGGTAGTCAAAATAAAGTAGCTACAAAAAGCGCGGTAAGCCCTGCTACTATCTCCCAAATGCTGAACCACAATTGGGAGCTTATCAAAGATGAATTATGGCAAAAAGTAGCACAGGCATTAGACATCAATACTGCTGAGCAGTGGCAGGTTGTTGAGACAACTAACTACCGAATGGTATTCAGCGTACTATCCGATGCCAAAAATGCCTCTCTTTTCATCCCTATAAGCCACAAAGCAGGCAGTGGAAAAACTACGGCTCTCACGACTTTTGCTAATCTATATTCGGGAAATAATGTATTCTATATACAGGCACGCGAATGGGCACGCCGTGAATTCCTCTTTGAACTCTGCAAAGTATTAGGGATTAAGCAAGATAGCGGTTACACTACGGTTGATACATTAGGGCAAAAAGTAATACTGTTTTTTGCACAGCGTACGGGAAAGAAACCCCTACTTATTGTAGATGAGGCGGATAAGCTCAAACCCTCTGCTCTCCGCTGGTTCATCACCTTGTATAACGAAATGGAAGATAAAATGGGTGTAGTAATTAGCGGTACTGATAACCTTGAAAAAACCATTAAAGCAGGTGTAAAATACAATAAACTAGGGTTTGACGAACTTGATGACCGCTTTGGGCGCAAGTTTATCCACCTTATAGGTGCAACTTTCAAAGATTTTAAAGCCATCTGTGAAAGCAACGGACTAAAAGATAGAAGTCTCGTCGCAAGCGGTACGGAAAAAAGTAAAACTCTATTTGAACGCCTTTTCAAGGAATGTGAACCCACAGTAGCAACCATCGGGGGCGACTCTATCAAAGTAGTTGAGAGCTTCAGACGTATAAAGAGAGTAATCAAGCGTGAACTTTTAGTAAGAGAATAAAAATATAAAAATTAATCATTAAATCAGAATCCTATGACAGTAGATTTAACAAAGTTAAGCGCAGAAGAGCGCGCAATTCTTATCCAACAGGCAAAAGAATTAGAGGCAAAGGAAATTAAAAAAAGGCGAGAGGCTTATGAAGAAATGAAAATGGACGCTATAGTAAGCCTCATTACAATGGCAAAAGATATTAATAAGGAGCTGGCAGAATTCAAAAAACACTCTTTTGATACAATGGACGCCCTTTATGAGCTACTTAAAGAATACAGTGGTCGCCACGCCGAAGGTAAGGGTAACTTTAAGATTGAATTTGAAAACCTCAAAGTAGAGTATAATAAGCAGGGCAAGGGTTCCTATGATGAGCGAGCTACCGAGGCGGAAAAGTATATCTTTGACTTTATAGAAAGTCGCTACTCTGGTGATGAGGGTACTAAGGAATTTATCCTTTCCCTATTAGAGCGCAAAAAGGGAGAACTTGATCCCGACAATATTCAGAAGCTCTACAAATACGAGGGCAAGTTCAATGACCCGAACTTCTCTAGAGCGTGTGAACTATTCCGTGAATCTTATCAATATAGTCATTCAAAGGACTATATACGATTTTATGAAAAAGACGAACGCGGACAGTGGAAAAACATTTTATTACAATTTTCAGCCGTATAAATAACCTTTTAAAGCCCTTAAAATGAAAATTAGCGTTAAAAAAGCACTTATTATTTCGCTCTCTGGTATGTTTTTCGGCTTTTTATATGCCCATATTAGTTTCCAAAGAGAGTATAAAGATAGAAAAGTAGTAGAAAAAGTAATTGTAGGTAAGCGTACTCCCCAGTACTATATTCTTTTTGAAGAAGATGGTAAAATAATAGAAAGACAAGTATCTGCAAGTGACTATATCTATTATCAAAAAGATAGTACATACACCGTATGGAGTTATACGATTGTATGGAGATAGATTAGCATTTCCAACCCGCACAGGCAGGCATTAGGGTTCGAGCCCCTAGGCGGGACAAAAGTCCCAAGAGTCCCTACCCACGAGGTAGGGCTCAAAAAGGACACAAACCTTTAAAAATAATTACAATATGGAAACAGAAGAACTTATAATAGCTTTACGGCAAAGACTAAGTCCTGAGGCATTAGAACAAGCCGTATGGCTCGAAACACACCGCACATCTTGCCTCTTAGAGGCTACTGATAAAGAGTTGAAGATTCTATATAATCGTTTTTGCCACACGCCCAATTACCAAGATATTACTAATAACTTATTGAAAGAGGCAGAAATAAAGCGTCTTCGCTCTATCATTCTTACGGATGCACAGGCGATGGGAATACTACGCCATAACAATTGGGAACATTTCAACAGATTTATGAAAGAGAAAAGTATTTTAAAAAAATTCTTACGAGACTATACTCTTGATGAGCTCCCCGAATTGGTAGTCCAGTTCAAAAGTATGCGCTCAAAATTTGAGAAAAATTCTACCATTTAAAAATAAAAATCCCGCCTACAGAAAGCAGACAGGACTTTGCTATAACCAACTGCAAAAGTAACAAATTTTTCTGATATGGCATACAACAAAATTAATTATTTAACAAAAATAGTAGAGGTACAAGAGCTTACCCTACGCCTATACCATAAGGAAGGGCTTAGCTATAAGGAAATATTTTGGAAACATATTCATCCTGAATATCATATAAGCTATCGCACTTTTCACACCTATTTAGGAACACCCGCAAAAAAAGAATTAAAAAATCTACAAACCAATGAAAAAGAATAAAATAATTAGAAAACGGATAAATAACGAAAGTAACTACTCTCCTATGAGAATAGCCCCAAGGTGTCTTCATAGGTATAGAGTTCTTCGTAAAATTGCCCAATACTGCACCGTAGAGGTAACAGCCCTATTTTGTGCGGACTGCGGAAAACAACTTACGGAGGAAGAATGGGAGGCTTAAAAAAAATAAAAAATTACAATATGAACGACAAAGTAAAAGAAAAAATTGCAAAAGTCTATGAACTCGTAAAAAGAGGAATAGCAGGAGAACAGCAATCAGCAGAAAAAATGCTTAAAAAACTACTTGAGAAGTATAACATTCCAGAAGCCGAACTTGATAGTATAGGTGAAAAAGAATACTACTTCAAGTATTCCTCTAACTTAGACGAGTGGTTACTTATACAGCTAATCAAATACTTTTTCAAAGAGAAAAATTATAAACTCTATCGCATTAAAGATAGTGGCGTAAAGGAAATATCAATACAAATGTCCTATTTAGACTGGGTAACATTGGATAGTGCCTATGGCTATTTTAAAACTCACCTAAACCAGCAATGGCGCAAACACGGCTTACTTGTAGTGAACCGCTGTCGAACGATTAAAAATAAAAATAAACTTCGTAAGGCAATGCAAGAAACTTTTTTTAATTTGTATGTATTTAGGTCAGGTATCTATCGCCCAGAACAAAAAATATCCAAATCTCTTACCGAAGAGGAAATAAAGCGGCTTACTATACTTTATGGAGTTGAAGGGGGTAAATACAACCAACAAGTAGCCACAGGATTATATTTAGAATAATATTTAAAAACTATTTAAATGACGACCTATACCATAACCCTACACCGTACACACACCCTGTTAAAGCTCACCTACAAAAAGGGAATGTTATGTAAGATAGAAGTTAAAAAAGGTACGCTCAATAGCCAACAGTACCTACAGCTTGGCACAATCTTACCCCCACAAGATGAGGATATAGAACGCTTCCAAGAGCAATGGCGAGGAAATGTATCTTATAACAAAGACGATCACCAACCCGCAAACCTTTATACTCAATTTTTAGACGAATGGTTTGGATTTTACAACAAACAATTTGGTATTTTCCCCAAATTCACAGGGGCAGACGGGAAATCTCTTAAGCAAATTATTAGCTACTTGAGACAGAACGCCTCCGACGAGCAGGAAGCACTAGCCACGTGGCAGTACCTACTGCAACACTGGGGGCAGTTAGACGAATTTCACCAACGAAATACAGACTTAAAATACATCAATTCACAACTTAATAAGATATTACAAAATGCAAAACGAGGTAATAGTAAGGGGGGAGTCGGGGTTAGCGACTCTTTCAAACGAGAAGTTCTTAGCGGTTTATTCCCCAAATAACTGTCTTATGCACAGTACGGGGATTAAGGGGGTGAGCGATGCTCTTAGCCGACAAACCTATAGTTTGATACAGATAAAAAAAGACAAAGGGGAGGCATTTTTAAGAAGTTATATAAGTCTTTGGCTCATCTACCTCAATGAATTATTAAATTTGAATAAACCTCTTACAGAGGCGCAGATACGGCTATGTGCCGAGCAGATAATGGCAGATTATCACCACTTGAAGCTCTCGGAGCTATCATTTATCTTCAAGAGGATTGTATCGGGCGAATTTGGCGAGCTATACGAGCGCATTAGTATGCCAAAAGTGATGAGTATCTTCCGACAATATGACCAGGAGCGTACAGAGGTAGTAATACAAGAGAGCCAACGGGCACACGAGCAATTCCGCTACCAAGAGGAGAAGAATGAGACCTCAGAAGACGACCTTAGAAGACGTCTTAAAAAAGTTTTCAAATTTCTTTGACTTTTGGAGTAAAAATATTATTTTTGCCTTTAAAAAAGAAAACAAATGAAAAATATTCTCTTACTATCAGTAATAACACTATTCTCATCCTGTAGTACTAATACTTCTAAAATCTCTACTAAAGATATTGTACAGGAATTTAGTAACTCTTCTAAAGAAGAGCTCGTAGCTAAATATGGTGAGCCTAAAAATTATAAATGGGAAGTAAACGGTATCTTAATTTCTAAAATAGAAATTGAAAATGTGAGCAACACCTCTTTTAAGAATATCTATCTTACACCTAACAAGTTCAATGAAGAAATAGGTTTTGAGGGTACAGTTCAGAGAGGAGGGCCTAATATTTATTCTATTAAATTAGGAGGAAAATCAGAAGCCATTTACAACTCCGAAACAAACGCCTTAAGAGTATCATTAGAAAGATGAAAAAATTACTTTACATATCCTTATTAACACTGCCCCTGGTATGTATGGCACAGCCTAATAGGCAAAAAGGGCAGGTATTTAAAAGTCGCCCCGATTATCCTATGGAAAATATTGATAAATCAGGCGAAATTGTGGTAACCCGCACAATGTACCGACTTGTCTTTGAAGATGATACTATACCCGAAGCCTATAAAAAAATGGTAGAACGCTTTTTTAGTCAAATTTCTTCCAACGAATTTAAAAGAATAGGCGTACAATATCACTTAAAAGTAGAGAAAAGAGCCTTTGGGGATATCTATATAGAAAATCAAAAAGTGGGTAACATCAAAGATGTACCCACTTCAAAATCACCCCGCAAGCCTTTGGTTTGTGGGGATTTTTGTTTTCCACAATAACTGCATTGGTAAGTAAGGGTGAATACGTCTACTATCGTGTCTTCTATGTTAAGGCTTTCGCTTATAAGGTGTAGCTTACCCGTGCTGGGCGTTTCAATATTTTTTAGAACACTATCGGTAATATCAATAAAGTCTAAGAATTTCAGCCCCTCAGCTTTGTTTTGTCCTAAGGAGGAAAGGTCTCTAAGTTGCTCGTAACACAGCCTAAAGGTGAGGGTTGCCACAGCCTCAAAGTTATCAGTATAGGCTATTTGCCATTGTACCAATAGGGCAGGGAATATATGCGCCTCAAAGAGGTTGTCGTTATAGTCTTGTCCCGCGTAGAAGTCAATGTACTGAATGGGTACAATGCCCTTGCTTCGGTATAAATCTTTAGTAGCTTCTTGCTCAAATATTTGGTGTAGTTTGTTATAAAAATCTTTCATTGCAATTCCTTATTTAGCTCTCTGGTTATATGTAATTCAATACGCCTCATTAACAGCTCACTTTCTCCTAAGAATTGGCGTCTTGGGACAGTGAGGTTAATATTACGATTATGGGCTCGTACATTCACCACTTTACTGCCTATGACTTTTGTAGATACTTTCCCCTTACGGCTTACCTTTCTTTGCCGTATTGTTATCTTTCGGGTGTGTGCTTTCACCTGTGCTACTTTATTCACGGTGCCTCCCTCATTGTGCAATTGTGCATAAGGTACATCCGTTCCTACTACCACGTAGTAGTCTCCTATAGCTATCTTACGAATAGACCTCTTGAGCCTTCCGGAACGTACCAATAGTAGCCCACGATCAGGGCGTTTGCGGGATTCCCATTTTTCAACACTTTTATCAATCCAGTTTTTAAACCTAAATCTATCTTTCGTAAAATTAACGGCTATTACGCCTGACTCATTGGTCATCCGCTGTAGGAATGACCTTTGAGTAAGGCGTTGTAATTTATTAAATAAGTCTGTATCTATTTGTAAATCCATATTATGATAGTTCGGCGTTACGTACTACTCTGAGGAGCATATCGGTGAAACGTTCTTCCACTTGTTGCCAAGTAAGTCCTTCGGCATTACTTACCTTTATATCGCCCTTGCTTAGCGCGTCAAAGGTAATAGTGATGTTCTTGGTTTGGCTAGCATCGCCCGTTACCCTACTTACCTGTGAGCCTAATTGTGCATTCCCATTGGTAGCTAAAGGGTTTGCCCCCATTCCTACTCCTGAGGTGGGAGCGAAGCTAAATGGGCTTTCTGATTTCTTTTCTTCTTCAGATGAACTTTCTTTATTCTCTCCAGTAGTTATGGTATCTAAGGACTTTCTGAGCTCTTGAATGTAGTTAGCTCCTTTACCCGCCAATCCTTCAAGACCTGGTATGTAGGATAGCACTTCTAACAATTGTTGTACGGGCTTTAACACGGCATCAAGTAGCACATAACCTATACGCTTTAATCCCTCTAAAATACCTCCATCTGTAAAGGCTTTTTTTATGCTATCCCAATGGTCATAGATACTTTTAATAGCATTAATGAGCCAACCTATAGGACCAAGGAGGGCTAAGATAACCGCACCCCACTGGTCAAAATTTTTAATTGCCATAACTACAAGAGCAATAAGGGCGGATATACCCGCAATAAGTAGCCCTACAGGATTGGCAGTAAGGGCTACATTCCAAGCCCAAGTAGCTATAGTAACAGCTCCCAATACTCCAGCAAAAGTACCAAATATAGGAATAAGCCAGTCAACGTTCTTGTATATCCATTCAAAGAGGGGCGTGATATACTCAATAGCTTTAGATAACATAGGCAAAATAGCCTCTCCTATCTTTATCATAGTGCCCTTGAGTTGATTTTGGGCAATACCCCATTGTTCTAAGGGCGTGAGGGAATCGGTATAGGCTTTTCCTAACGCGCCTTGTGAGCCTACTACGGCATCGGTCGCTTTCCGTAATCCTTCCATATCTTGCATAAGGGTTTGAAAGCCCATTGTACTCATCTGGTCAAGTCCTAACTTTCCGAATTGCTCCATACGTTGCTTATCGGATAGGCCGGCCATTTTGTTATTGAGCATTTCTATGATTTCCACTAAGGGTTTTATTTTTCCTGTAGTGTCATATATATTTATACCAAGGGATTTGAACCCACTTTTGTAAGTGCCGTCTTTTCCTAACTGCCCAAGTGCTATACGTTCGTCAGATAGTGAGCGGATGATACCTTGCAAGGCTGTAGTAGACTGTTCGGCACTTAGCTTGGTAGTGAGGGAGGCAAAAGCCCCTGCCGTTTCGGCAAGTTCATATCCTAATCCTTTGGCTAAAGGGGTAATTTTAGGCATATAGTTAGCTATATCTTTGAATTCAGCGCTACCCTCTTTTACGGTAGCGAATAGCACATCATATACTTTGTTAATATCTTCACCCGATGACATCATTGTGGCTATCCCAGCGCCTGCTACGGTTTCTATATCGGTAAAACCTGCTTTAGCAGCACGCAGGGTAGGTTCAAGAGCCAGCATTGATTGATTAACATCAAGTCCCGCCGATATGATACGTGAAAAGGCTTTAGGTACTTCCTCCAGAGGGGCTACATTTTTAGTACCTATATCCAATAGGTTGTTAGATAGTTTGCTGAGTTCGTCTTTACTCAGCTCGGCAGTTACGTTAATCTCCGCCATTTGTTTATGCCAATCGTTTGCTAGAGAGGTAGCCCGCACGAGTCCTGTACCAACAGCCACCACGCTTGCGCCCAAGAGTACCCACTTATTAGATAGGGTGTCCATAAGATTACCGAGCATTGGTATTTGATTAGTAAAATCACGGTAGCTATCACGCATTTGCTGTACGTGCTGACGAAAACGATTAGACATTTGGGCTATTCCGTTATTGAACAAACGCTGACTTAAATCAACTAATAATGTTAATTTTGATGTTGTTGCCATTATTTATTAGGTTATTTCAAAAAATATTTATATTTTTGCACAGAGATAACATCAACGGTCATTAATACGGGCTCACCGCAGAGGAAGCATAGCACAAATACTGGGTTGCACCACGCTGATGTTATTTCTTTCCTCAATAAATACTCACCAAAAAAAGGTGAGTATTTATTTTATCTTTAGACCTTTACGTATGTCTTTTTCTTTCTTTTTTAGAAAATACCAAGTCTTAATTTCTAAGGACTGTCTTTCAGTATTTAAATTACAATCTATTACACATACTCTATCTTGATAGAACTTGATATAGCGGGGTTGGAATTTTTGCTCGTTATTTTTGTAGTCAAAATACCATACTTCATCCGGGTTCATTAGAATATCTTTGACAAAGGGAAATAGCTGGTGTCTCAATTCTTGTTCACTTAAATAATGCCCCTGTGTATGGGTGTCAAAGACGCTCTTCTGCAGGGTAATTTTTCTTCCTAAATAGTCTTCAAATCCCATATAAGTACTTTTTTCAAAGGGTTTAAAAAGCTCTTGAACGTTCTTTTCGGTAACGGTATTATCTAATTTAAGAGGGTTTAAATGCTTTTTAAACGTCTCCCAAGAGGGTAGCCCATACTTATCAAAAGTCATCTCATTGAGCTTTTTGGGTAGCCCCTTTGTATCGCTATAAAATTGCTGTTTGGTGAATACTTGTTTTAAATCACCGCGATTGATTTCAAATTGCGAACCTTTGTATTTGCTATCTGCACCTTCCAACATCATTTTGGCTTCTCTGCCCTTGGTTACTTTGCCTTTTTGGTCGCCTAATACCTGCACCATTTCACAACGGCAACCGTATCCGTTGGGCGGGTATAAGTCCATTGCCTCTTTATCGGATAGATTAAATACTTTACCATTGAGTACTTTGTGGGTTTCACGAACTTTGTCGTCGCCTGCGGTTTGGTATTTTACAAAGGAAGTAACAGTATCTTTCTCCGCCATAAATCGGAGGTATTGAGCGGAATTTTGACCTACGGCAATAGATAAGTTATACTCGGCTTCTAGCCATTTTTTATTGAACTTCTCAACCTCTTTTTGGCACAATTCTTTAAAGTCTTTAAAGGAACGTATTTGGTCGTTTTCATCTACCAAGAGATTTTTCATTGAAGCAAGACGACTTTCGGTTTTTCCCGCCGAAAACTCAAAGAGGTTGTACTCCATTAGCTGTAGGCACAGTTGGTCTGGACCCGTATAGGGGCTAATTGTAGGGAAATTATTGCGTAATGCCTCACTAAGTGCAACGCCTTCGGCTACTACCATTTGGGCATATTCGGGTAAAGTATCTTTTTTGTGATATATCTTTTCTATAAGTTCATCAGTAAGCCTCGCTAATACTGTTGGTATAGCATTACCTAATGAGGCTGTATGTTGCCCGCAAGTACAGCTAAAAGGGTAACGCTCGTCCTTGTCTTCTGCTCTTTCTTCCCCCCTTAATGAGGCAGTTACTTTTTCATTAAGGGGTTCGGGCTTTCCCTCGCCTTCAATGGGTATATTAAAGGTTTTGGAAATCCATTCGGTTTCTACTTTGTAGCCACCGCTAAGTAGCCCACTGGTAATATTCCACATTTCAGATAGGTTTATTTCCTGCTCGGCTGTCTTGAACTCAAAAATCACCTCGTCTGATAGCTTGTAACCTTGCAGGCGCAATAGGGGTATGAGCTGGTCATTTACTGCAAACTGAATAAATCGTTTGTCGGCTTGGGCTATTTTAAAGTCTAACGAGCGTTCGTGTACTTCGGTTTGGCTTCGGTTCGTACCTTGGTCGGACAACATTGTTGAACCTACCAGCTGTTTGCTTATCTCATTGGTATTGGATTGCATAAATTGCATATACACGTTGTAGGCATCGGTGCGATTAGCTTCTTGAAAGTTGATACTTGTGCCTTGTGGGAAGGTCGCCACGCCTGCTTCGCCTAAGTCTAATAGCATTTGGTTAACTTTGTCCACTACATCACTATTGGTAGAATTAGAAGTAGCGGTAATGAGAGGCATACCGAACTTTTCGCAGAACTCTGCCCACGATTGTGCTACATTGCGTTTCCATATCAGGTTGGGGACTATGTTATTGATAAGCCCTAAGTCATCAGATTTGCCTAATTGCAGTAACCAAGGTGCAAAAGATTCGTCTTGGTAATCTATATAGTCTTCTTTGGTTACATCAGGTAGAATACGCCCTAACACAGGGATAACGTGTCTGCGGGGTAGAGTATTGAACCGAATTTTTTCGCCTTCAAAGGAGCTAAATTCAACAAGGGTAGCCCCAAATAGAATGCTGTCTAAGGCGACACTTAGAAAGTCGTAAAACCACTGTTGTTGGAATACGAAAGTAGCTTCCTCTTCTATCTCACTCGTTTTGCGGTTTATAAGTTGAAAATCGGTATTAAGAGTACTCATCTTGCGTATTTGTATCTGAGACTGCAAATGCCCATCGGTTAGCAAGTCATCTATAATGTCATAGAGTGCTGTATTCTTAGGAGTTTCCGGATGTAGTGCCATACGTAAGGCGCTACGCCACTTAGCTATATCCTTTCGGGAGGCGTCTTTAAAAGATTGTACAAATTGTATCACATCAGGGTTAGTTCGGGCGCTACCACGAGGTGAATGAGTATTAGTTGTATTTTTTGGCGTTTTTGCAATTGAAAATTGATAACCTAATAATTTCATTGTGATATAATTTTAAGGGTATATTTTTAGCGTTTAAACACTCTTTAAATGGTTAATTATAATTACCTCCTACCATTTATTGGATGAGGCTTCGTATTTAGATTGTATTTTCACTCCAATCAGGTGTTGCCCGTCTTGATTTTTGATAAGGGGCAAGTTAGCTGATATTTCGCCACTACCAACAGCTTTGAGCCAGTCAATAGCGTCTTGGTAGCGTACGGAACGTATTTCGGGCATACGCTTAGGCACTGTGGAAGTATAGAGGTGATACAGGGTGCAGTCTAATGTGAGCATTACTA